CCAGATAACGTACGGTTTCCGTAACGCTCTACTTCTTGTTCATAAATTTCAGGTAAATACTGCTGAGCAAATGTATCAGTGTCTCCAGCGGCAGCACCATCGTTAAACTTTAGCCAGTTGCTATCGTTTAATTGTTGTTTTTGACTTGGTATAATAGAACCAAATGCATTATTTAATGCCATAATTTTTTAATTTTTTAGTTAAATTTTTTTGTTTTTACTTTTAGTTTTGTAGAATCAGCACCACTAATAGCTTTAACTTTAAAGCCGTTTAAAAACACATCGCCATTACTAGATGGTCTAGCTGTTTTATCACTCAAGTTTTTTGAGTTATCAATAACACCTTTTACAGCGTCAGCTTTTCCTTGTTCATAAAAATGCGCAGCGATACGGTCTACGTTTTCAGCAGCATACATTGCTTTATGATAACCTTTATAGTCACTAACAGAACCGTTTTTATCTAGGAACTTCCCGATAAGGTTGTTAATGTCTGATTGTTTATCAGCAATACCGTCAGCGTTTTGTATCTTATACCTATATTTCTTTTGACCAACACTGATATCGAAACCTTCGAAATCATTAGTGAAAAGCTTTTTAGTATTTTTTTGAAACACTTTACGGTTTTCTTCAGCTTGTTCTTGCTGCTTATTATATCGATTGAAAAAGTCCATAGCTTTTTGCGCATCAGGATTTACATTTGATCTCAACTTGATATCAGCGTAGTATTTTTCCTTAGTGCTTTCCAAAAAGTTTTTGGCTTTTGCAACTTCTTCTTTAAATGCAAGTTTTTTCTTGCGTATATCTCTATCTTCATCTAAATCTTCGTCATATTGAAAATCTTCTAACAACAAATCAATATCTGAATTATCAAGATATGGTTTTTCTTTTTTGTAATACTCTTTTAACAATGTAGTATCGTCTACGCTAGAGTAATCAGCGTTTAACCTAACGTAGTCTTCTACGTTACCTCCGGTTTCTTCCATAAAAGAAACTAGTTTTTCAATGTTTTCAGGTAATTGTTTACCTAAAACCTTTTCATCTCTTATAGCTTCTTTTAGTTCTTTTTCTACTTCACCAACCTCTTCAATAATCTCTATTGGAGATTCTACTGTTTCTTCGGCGGTCCGTATTTCTTCAACCACTTCTTTGCTGTCGCCACTGTCTTTGGGCTCTTCGATAACAGCATTGCTATCATCTGTCTCTTGTGTTTGAACGGCATCTTCTTTTGGTATTTCAACTTTAATAACATCAGGTATAACTTCTCCTTGAGCCTCTGGCTTTGTTAAGTCTACTTTAGTTACTTCGTTTGATTTGCTTAATTTTTTAGGTGTTTTTTTCTTTTTAGATTTAAGCTTAAACTCACCTTCTTGTTTTACTTCTGTTGACATAATATAATATAATTTAAAAAATTGATTTGCCTACATAAAGGCACCAAGACCTTGGTCTGGTTGATTTTCAAAGTCTATTGGTAAGCCATCATTTTTTCTTTGGCTTATCATTTCACTTTGTTGTGTCGCTTGTATTTTTGTTCTTTTATCTTTGCGATCTTCTATAAATTGTTCTTTACTTTTATCTACTTGAATATCCATTTGCTTGAGCTGCATGTCATACTGGAACTGTCTCTCCATCTCAGCTTGCTTTATTTGAGCTGCAACTTGCATTTTCTGCATTTCCATCTCTTGCTTAGCTTTTTCAATATCAACTTTAGTTGACGCTACAGCCTCTTGCTTCTGCACTTCTGCCATAGCTGTTCTTTCAGCTGTTTGAGCTTGAGCATCTGCTTGAGCAGCGATATTAGCTTGTTGTGCTTTTTGATCACGTTCCATTTTAACCTTACGCTTAATCTTTAACATTTGATTAGCTAACTTAAGGTTTTTAATTTGGCGTATATCAATAGCGTCTTCTAAGTCAATACCGCCTGATTGTAATGCAACCTGTATATTTTGTTCTAACTGAGCTCTTTCTTCTTCGTCTGGTTCTAACTCTAAGAATATACCAAAATCATGAAGATTTAAATCTACAACCTCATCTAGTGTTTTTATGTTGTATGTAGATATAGAGTTTTGTAACGATGCTCTAGTTAATGGAAATCTTAGCGCGTCAGCTACTTTTAATGAAACGTTTTCTGCTAGTTTAAGGGTTAAATATAAACTAGACTGAACAATATGTCTAGTCGCTACATTAGAAGCGTTAGCGGCTAGTTTCTGTAAACCTACAAGCGTAGATTTATCAGGTGTGCTACCGTCTCTAGCTTCATTTAGCCCCGTCACATCACGTATCATCTGTAAATAGTATTGATACGTAGTTATTAAGCTTTGTATCTTACCACCACCACTAGAACTGTTAAGCTCTTGAATAGGTACTTTACCGTGATTAAGATCACCGTCTTGAGTTAAAGATCTACCAACAATACTACCTGTTTGAAAATACATATTCAATGCTTCAGCAGGGTTATAGTTTGTTCCATTACCTAAATCAACCTCTGCTAAACCGTCCATATCAAGATAAACACCATCTGGCACCATTCTTGATAATACTTGTTGTAGTTTTAAATGCGTGATTTGAATCATATCAGCAAACCCAACACACTTACTAACAACAGACTCTATTCTACCTTTATAAATTCTAGGTGCACAAATAGCGTAATTCATAGCGACCTTAGTAGTGTCAGCATATGGTCTTGACATATTTTCAGCCAACTCCCACTTAAGCAACGTGTCTGTTCCTAAAACAACTGCTCCATTGTAAAGAACCTCTATAGTTCTAGATACTCTTTCAAAGTTATCATTTTCTGGTGGATTAAATGTATCTGGCTTTTCAATAGCCTTCATTAATCCTTGATCAGTTTGTTTTATTTTAAACACTTGATTGTGGTATGTCTTATAATCAAAGTACATAACCTGCACAGTGTTTTCATCGTAATCACCCCAACCAGTTATATAAGATCTGTTTCCAGGCATATTCTGAATACGCTCTAATTCTTTTTCAGATATATTAGGAAACTCTTTTTTAAGTTCTGGTATTGTTATAGCTTTTACTTCACCAACATAGTATATGTCTTCAAAGTTAGGATCTTCAGAATATGAATAAACCATATAGGCTGGATCAACATAATCAACCTTAATACCTTCTGCAGTGTTGAAACTAGTTTTAGCCGCAGCAATACCTAATACGGTTAAATCCATATTAAGTCTACGTCTAACTAGATCGTATTTATTTTGAGCAAAAACAGTAGATATACTTTCTTCTTCAGCTATTTCAATTGACTGCTTATAGCTTAATTGCATTTTAAGCTCTAGCTCTTCCTTAGATTCTGGTATAGTAGTTGGATCTGGTGATTGGTATAAATCAATACCAAGCGTTTGCTTAACACTTTCTATATAATCTTTAGCGATCATATCCTCGTAAAGTTTAGAAGCATACTCTGTTCTTTTCTTTACAGACTGAGGATCTTGAGCGTAAGCCTTAATATCGTAAGACTTTTGAGATATACCGTTAACAACAATATCTACGAATTTAGATAAAATTGGCACTGGCTTCCAGTCTAAATTAAGATAAGACAAATCACCGTTAATAGACAATTCATCTTTGTATTTTTGTATAGACTGCTCACCTCTAGCATACAGTCTTAGATTATGAAAGTTATTCCAATTAGTTAAATATCTATTTCCATTAGTTCTACCTTGTCTAAACCACTCGAACTCTATGGCCTGAGCAACTTGCTTACCATATTCTAAAGTGCCTTTTTCTTCGTTGCTTACAACTTGACTAGGAAAAGAACTGTCATTATTAGTATAAACGTTCATTTAACTTATTATTTTTGATGTATATCCCCTGTTGTCATATCTTTTAATACCTATGTCAACGGGTTCTGTTTTTCTTTTATTTACCGGTGTGTATCTATGTTTATTGCAGGCCATTAACGCTAAACCTGAACTTATAGATGCATCGTGTGATGTTCTATTGTTTATATTAAATTTAGCCCAGTCTTCAAGTGTTCTTTGAAAATACATATCACCGTAACCAGTCTCTTTTAATCCAACAAAGTTTTCTATGTAAGACTCTATAGCTGCAGCATGCGCTTGTTTAATATCTTCACTAGAGTTTGGTATTCCACCTATCTCTTTTTCTGTTACAGATAGTTTGTTTCTTGTTCTATCTGGTCTATTCATTGCAAAACCTCTATAACCTCTTTTTCTAAAATAATACAATAATCTAGGTTTATTGTTTTCTGCTAGTATCGGCATACCATAAAAAGCACAAGCCATCAACACGTCTTCAAAAAATATTTCAGCCGTCTGAGGTCTTGCTATATATTCTAAGAAAAAATGATTAGGTGGCACATCTTCCATTGAAAACTTAGTTAAACCATGAAGAGATCCATTAGAACCTCTTTTATCTACCGTACCTGAAATATCATAAGGATCACAACCAAAAGCACCAAGATGCTCATTACCTGGGTAGAACCTACCATTTTTACTGTATTTTTTATTTTGCAAATGTAGTGGTGGAATCCAAGATACTAGAAACCTACCGCTTTTGTTTGGTGTAAATATAACTCTACTATCTTGCTGACCGTTTTCCCACTGAAAACTACCTTTTGTGACATTTGTAGAATTACGCATATCTTCATTGAAATCTATTTGCTCGTATATCTTAGTTAGATTAAACAAAGACTGTTTTGTTTCATCTCTAAAAGCATGCTTCTCTGTGCGTGGAAACTGTCTGTAGAATTCATTAAGACCATCTTGATCTTGCTTCAAACCTTCTACTTCGTTCTCCCAGTATTCTATTACACCTATTTTTATTTTTTCACCTTGAGGTCCTTCAACCGGTTTACTTGGTGTGTCGAATACAGGTATCCCATAAGAATCAATGTATCCTTCGTAGTTCCATTCCATAGGTATGAACAAAGAAT